TTTGTTTTTAATTGACTATAAAAGCGGTTTCAGACGGTCTTTGCCACAATAGCCTCATCCATCCGATGAGGCTTTTTTATGTCTTACGAAATTTTCCGTGCAGGAACGCGCACCGATGCAAACGGCAATACGGTAACGATTACCGAGGCCGACCTTGCCGCCGCTGCCCAAGCATATGACCCGAAGGTGCATGAGGCTCCTATTGTGGTCGGGCATCCCAAGGCAGATGCGCCCGCCTACGGCTGGGTCAAGTCGCTTGGTGTGCAAAACGGCGTGCTGACGGCGGACTTTGCCCAAGTTGATGAAGGCTTTGCGGATTTGGTTAAAGCCGGACGATATAAAAAAGTGTCGGCAAGTTTTTACCCGCCAACCAGCCCGAACAATCCTAAACCGGGTGTTTGGACGCTACGCCATGTCGGCTTTTTGGGCGCGCAACCGCCCGCAGTCAAGGGTTTGTCCGCCATCAGTTTTGCCGAGGGCGAAGTTTATGTCGAGTTTGCCGAAGACGCACACCTTCAGACAGCCTCGTTATTAAGCCGTTTCAGAGACTGGTTTATCGACCGTTTCGGTCTGGAAGAAGCCGATAAAGTGCTGCCTGACTGGCAAATTGAGGCAATTAAAGAATTGGCTGCCGTGCCTCAAACCCATGCGCCTGCCGAATTTACCGAATCACCCCCACCCCCAGAAAACCATGAAAACAAGGAGACCCCTATGTCGTTGGAACAAGAGCTTGCAGCCGAAAAGGCCGCCCGCGAAGCTGCCGAGAAGGAGGCCGCCGAATCGAAGGCGGAATTGAAAAAGCTGCAACACGAGCAGCATACCGCCCTGCGCGATGGTGCGCATGAGCAGAATGTCGAATATGCCGAAGGCTTGGTCAAGACAGGCCGTCTGAAACCTGCCGACAAGGATTTGGTCGTCAAGGTTTTGGATTTTGCTGAATACCCCGCCGACGTAACCGCCGACTTCGGTGAAGGCAGTAAGAAGCAGCCTTTGTCTGATGCGCTGCGTGCGTTTTTTACCGCTGTCCTGCCTAAGCAGATTCAGGGCGGCGAGATGGCTAAAGGCGAAACGCCGTCAGGATTGGCGGCAGACTTTGCCGAAGCGTCGGACCCGGAAGCCTTGAGCCATCACCAACGTGCATTGGCATTGGCGGCGAAGGAAGGTATCCCTTACGAAGAGGCTGCCCGCCGTACTATTGCTTAAATCATCAACCCATCAAATGCGACGACGTCGTCGCATTTGACCTAAAAAAGGATAAAACATGAGTGCATCTCATTTGCGCGGTCTGCGCGGCCAGCTTGATCCGGTTTTGACCAAGCTCGCACTGGGCTACAAGCAGGCGGATTTTATTGCCGAGAAAATCTTCCCGGAGGTTTTTGCTGACAAAGAAGGCTTGCGTGTGCCTGTGTTCGGCAAGGGTTCGTTTGTCGAATATCAGACCGAACGTGCGGTCGGCGCGGCATCGAATGTGATTACGCTGGACTCGCCAAACTTTATGCCGGTCGTGCTGGAAGAACATGATTTGGCCGCCGGTGTGGATTACCGCGAACAAGCGGAATCCATGTACGACGAGCGCGCCAAGGCAACACGCCGCGTGGTCAAGGGCGTGCAGCTGCGGCAGGAAATCGAAACTGCCGCCCTCCTGCAAAACAAATCGGTTTATCAGTCAGGTTTCAGCAAAGATTTGGCCTCCACCCAAAAATGGAGCGATAAAAACTCTGATCCGTTGGCAGACATTGAAACCGCCCGCGAAACGGTTCGCGCAGGCTGCGGTGTACGCCCGTCGGTGCTGGTGGTTGGTGCAAGCGTGTTGGCGGCACTGAAACGCCACGAGAAGCTCATCGGCGCGCTGGGTGCGAATGAACGCAAGTCCCTGCTCACGGTCGAGCAGCTGAAAAACCTGCTGGAGCTGGACGAAATTATCGTCGGCGAGGCGGTATCTACACCTGCCGCCAATAAGGCCACCCAAGATATTTGGGGCAAATTCGCCAGCCTGATTGTGCGTCCGAATATAGCTTCCGGTGGCAATGACGAGGGTGAGCCGAGCTTTGGCTATACCTTCCGCCGTCGCGGTATGCCGGTAGTCGACCGCTACGAAGAGGTCGGCGGCAAGGTGGAATACGCGCGCTATACCGACATCCGCAAAGCGGCGGTGGTCGGCGGTGCATGCGGGTTCTTGTTTGAAAACGCGGTTGCTTGATAAGTAAAAGGTCGTCTGAAAGGCTTCAGACGACCTGTGGAGAGAAAAAATGACTTTATTTTTAAAGCGTGAAGATTTGGTTGCGCGTATTGCCGACACTCGATACCACCGTGTCGAAGGCACGACTGCTACCGTATGTACTGTGATTTTGCATTCGGGTTTTGTGGTCATCGGCAAGTCTGCCTGTATTACTCCCGACATCTTTGATGAGGCAAAAGGCCGCGAATTTGCCTATGAGGATGCCCTCAAAAATTTGTTAGACCTCGAAGCGTTCCGCGTCAAAGAAAATGCGCATGACGCGCAGGAAAAGGAGTCTTAAATGGCACAAACGAAACAAGTGGTCTTGGTAACCACGGTCAAAACATCAGGCAAGGTGGTCAAAAACCGCTTTGTGGATTTCGCAGGCAAACAGGCAGCTGCCGGTGTGAAAGTGCTGGGTACTGCTACTTTGGATGCGGATGCGGGCGAAATGTTGGCCGTTGATGTATTGGGCATTGCCTTAGTCGAGGCAGGCGGCACGATTGCCGTGGGCGACGAAGTGGCAGCCGATGCACAAGGCGCGGCAGTCAAGGCGGCAGGTAATGCCAAGATTGCCGGTACGGCGCGCTCTGCGGCAACGGCGGCGGGCGAAGTCATCCAAGTATTCTTGAAAGGCTGATCATGGCTAAAGTTTATATTGCAAACACTCCGTTGATTTTGGAAAACACCCAAGGCAACCAATTTCGCGTCGAAGCCGGCGAAGCGGTCGAATTAACGCCGGAACAGTACGAATCAGTCGCGGCACACGTTACCCCGACACTGACAACCGGCGAAGAACTGGATGCGCAACAAAATGACACCCCACCGTCCGAAGATACGCCGTCAGATGATGCAGGTACTGCGGGCGAAGTTGAAAAGCCGAAACGCGGTAAAAAACCGGCAGCAGCCGAAGAGGCGGAGTAAGCCATGTATATCGGCGCGGATGATTTGACGGCTGCGATGGGCAAAATGGAGTTGGTGCAACTGACCAACGACAATGCGCGCGGGACGGAACCCGACGCTCAGGTCATTGATGCGGCAGTGCGTTATGCCTGCGATTTGGTGGACGGATACCTGCGTGGCAGATATGTGCTGCCTTTGGCGGAAACGCCGACGGTGTTGCAGCCTTTATGCATCAACATTGCCCGCCATTTTTTGCACAGCCGCCGAATCAACCGCGCCGACTTTCCGAAACCGCTGGAAACCGCCTACAACACGACGATTAAAACACTTGAGTCTATCCGCGACGGCAAAATCCATATCGGTATCGCCACATTGGACAAGCCGTCGCAACCTGAGCCGGGCGCATATCACGTCCGAGTGCGCGACAAAATGGATTTGGGAGGCTACTGATGAGCGCGACACGTCCGATTATTGATGCGGTAGTAGAGCATTTGCAGGCCGCTATCCCGTGGGTCAGCGTTGAGGCTTTCCCCGAGCGTCCGTCCGAATACCAATTTATCCATCCCGTCGGGGCAATCTTGGTCGGCTACGGCGGCAGTAAATTTGGCGATATTGAGCAGCTCGGTCGTATTGCGCAGCAGCGCGATGTCAGGCTGATGCTGACCATCTTTGGCAGCAGCCTTAATGCGGATGACGGCACGCTGGCGATTTTAGATGAGACACGTCTTGCTATGGTTGGTTTTGCGCCGCCGAACTGCCAGCCCTGCCACCTTATCAGCGAGGAGTTTTTGGCCGAGGATGCGGGTGCATGGCAGTATCAGCTGGTCTTGCAGACTGAAACCCAGCAGGTCGAAGTCTGCCGTGAGGAAAAACGCCCGCTCTTCATCGCTGCCCACTACCGCCGCCCCGACCAAGACTTCAACCCCGATTTAAAACCTAAAAAATAGGAGTATCCATCATGGCAGCAGCCTACCATCACGGCACGGAGACCATCCGCATCGACGGCGGCTCCAATCCCGTCTATACCGTTGACGGCGCAATTACCGCCATCGTCGGCACTGCGCCGGTCGGCGCGGTCAATGAGCTGACGGTATGTCAAACTAAAAAAGACTTTGGCCAATTCGGCGGCGAGCTGACTGCTCAAGGCTTTACCCTGCCGGATG